GAGGGCGCCCCATTTGGCGTCGCCTGTTAACATGCCGGGCCAGAAGACGCGTTCGCTGGCGATGGTTTGCAGTTTGCCGATGTTCTCCATTCCAGACGTGGCGTCGCCAGTGACCGCGCCGTAAGCGTCAGCACCGAACTTTTGCAGCATGCCGCTAGTGGAGCCCTTGATAAGCCCCGCAACAGGATCAACGCCGGTCGTCACGTCAACGCCAGCGGCTTTCAGTAATGCTAGAGCCGTGCGGCCCTGCTCCGCGCCGGTGTCGGCTTTACTGCCCGGGATAGGAACCGCTCTGCCATCTGACCCCATCTGGAAACCAGCGCCGGGGTCTAGCTGCTTCGTTCCCGCAATCGGGTCAATCTTGCCCTCACTGCTTTGCTGATACGTACCCGCCGGAAGTCCGCGCGCTTGCACCTCCAAAGGCGACAGGGGGCGATACGTCGTCTTCGGCGCGTCGGGCTTGTCGGGCTTCGGCGGCGCACCATAGACTGGCCCGCTTGCCATGGGCGCAGTCGCACCCTGCGGCGCATCGTCAAGAACAAAGCCGGGCGGGAGTTGCGACATTATTTCGGCTCCATGTGGACGTGATCGCCCTCGTTCAAAACGTCTAGGCTGGGGTTCATGGCCCGCAAGCGTTGGTAGTAGGCTTGCATCGACATACCGGGAGGCGGAACGCTATCCCGCGCCAATGGCTTACCATCTGGTCCGCGTCGTGTGTGATAGCTATTCGCTACACCCCCGACTTCCCGATTATGCGCCGGGGTGCGATATGTTGAAGTGACGCGCTCACCGCCGATACCGCTAGGGCTGAAAGCCGCCAGTGACGTTGCCGCCACTGCCTCCCATCGGAACCCATTGCCCGCCACGAAACTGCACCTTTTGCCCTGTCTGCGGATTGGTTGCCGTTTGGCCTTCTTGGAAACCGCCCGAAACCGGTTGCCCTGCCGCATATCCACCCGGATTTGGCGCGACGATGGTGTTGGTCTGGCCCGTCATGGGGTTGAAACCAGCCACCCCGCCGCCTTGCGTGTAGGGGATGGTTTTGGTCTGATCGGCGTTGTATGCCTGCGTCACGAACGCGGCGAACTCAGGTGTTCCGGGTTGTAGCCCGCGATCTATTGCTACTTTGCCGTAGCTTGAAAGCGCCTGCCCGCCGTCCTTCTCAAACGCCTGCAACACCATACGCTGTTGGCCTACCCACTGCGGATCAAATTGCGGCGGGGCCTTCGATACGTCCAGCCCGATCTGGCGAGCTGCCGCCAACGATTGCTGATATGTCGTTTCATCGGTGGCGTGGCTCAGCAACCGCCCCATCTGCTGCAATTGCTCGCTTTGCGCCTTGGCTTGGGCGGACTGCTGCTGCTGGTCTAGGATTTGCGCCTGCTGCTGCTGGCCCTGGAACGTCATTGCAGTACGCATATCGTCCGGCGTCAGTGCCGAGTAATCCACCGCTTGCTGCTCGCGTCCGCCGCCAATACCCCCGCCCGGCGCCATCTTGGGGTCAAGGATCGAAGCCAAGGCATTGCGGCTCGTTTCCTCACGGCGCAACTTCTTGCCCTGCTCAAACCCGTCCAACGCCATAGCGAGGACGTTGGGCTGTTTGGCGAGGCTCCAATCAATCGGCATAGGTTCACCCGTACTTCAGGATGCCAGCACCAAGCGTGCCGATCAGGGAGTTAATGTTCTGCGCATTTGATAGCGCGGCGTTGCCGATGCCAGTCGCCCGCGCGTCGTTGATTTGCGCAAGGCTGTTGGCGGAATTGATTCCTACACCCGCCGCTGCGCCGCCAGCTTGAACGCCCACGCCCTGCTGGTTGCCCAGCGCGTTCATGTAGTTGCCGAACTCGTTGGAAGCGAAGTCCTGCCCGTACCGCACCGCGTCCTTCATGGCCGCGCCGCTCTGGATCGTGCCCGCGCCCGCATATCCCGAATTTAGCGCGTTCATGCCCTCGCCAAGCCGAAAATCATATCCGGTTGATTTGCGATAGGTATCGAACGCTTGCCGCTGTTTCGTCGGATCGCCGCCAAGACCAAGGAGCGCGTTGATCGAACTACTGGCCTGCGTGCCCGATTTGATAAACGGGTCTAGCGTGCCATAGGCCTTGTCGCGCGCGGCCCGTGTTTCCATGGCAGATTGATCGGCGGCATAGTTTGAAGCATCGACCGCCTTGCCCGAAGCGCTTGAGCTGATAACCGCACTGCCCAGCGCACCCGCACCGATAGCGATGGCGGCAAGCGTTCCAATTGCCATGGTCAAATATCCTTGATGAAAGTGCGCTCGGAAAGCCGGTAGCCCCGGCGTTCGTAAAGCCCAGAAAGATCCCCCATGCTGGCAATATCCAGCATCAGGGACCGGGTGGCCCCCATCGCAGCCGCCACCTTTTCAGCAGCAGCCAATAGCTTCACACCTTCAAAGCCTTCGGAGCGCCAAAACAATTCCTGAAACACCTTCCGGCCCGAAAACGGGTGGGCGAACACAATCCCGCCGATGATCGAGTTATCGCCCCGGATCAGGATATGGTCAGCAATCAGGGTATGAAGCAGCGTTTCCACCGCGCCATCATCCCAGCCTACCGCGTCAGTCACTCCGGCCTCATCCGCAAACTTGCGGCCCATCTCCATGACGAACGGAATATCCGCCTCAACACAAGGCCGGATCATGTCAGCACGTCCGCCGTAATCAGCGCCGCCCGCAGCCCCGCAAACGCCGCCGAAAGGGTAACCACCGCATTATCCAAAGCCTGCACTTGCGCCTGCGTTGGGGGGTTACTCACTGTCTGCCCAGCATAGACCGTGTAAGCCGGTGCCGCCGCTTGATCCTTGGCCACATACCCCGCAAGGCTTGTGCCCAGCGCGGTGATACCGGCCTGATTGGCGATGATATCCGCTTGTGCCGTCGCAATGTCCGTAACCGCCGCTGCAAGCCCCGCGATGGTCTCGCCTTGTGTTACCTCTTGTTGCTCAATCTGCCGCGCAAAAAGCTGCCACCAAATCTGAAACGCCTGTGAGGGTTTGCCATCCTTGTCCGTTAGCGCAAATTGGCGCTGCATCCGGGGGAGCTGCAAACCCATCAAAAGCCCCCCATCGGTTCATTGATCACTATATCCGAAACGCGCACATCGACCGGATCGGTAACCCTGAACTCACACAAGAAGCCCGGATGCCCAGCCATACCGCACGCGGTCCACTGAACGCGCTTTCGGTATTTGCCTTGCTTGCCTAGCGAGACGCGCCGCCACTGCCCCCACGTATGCCCAGCGTCCAAGGAACGGCGCATTTCAATGGCAGGCTCCACATAGTCACCCGTCAGATATGGCGTGATGCCGACATTGACCCGCGCAACCACATTGGAGACGATCAGCCCGCCCGAAGTGATCGGAAAGCCTGCCCGCCAGCGCCGTTCCAGCACGCCGCCAAGGTCCGTATGGCCTTCGCTCCACACCAACGCCTTGCCATCAACCGCGCTGCCAAAGACACCGCCCGCAAAGCACTGTGCTTGCCAGTTATCCAGCCCATCCAAAACGAACTGCGACCACCGGCCTACGCGTGGGGAGAATACCCAAGTCCCGCCATCAATCCGCAGCGCCAGACATTCCGTGCCTTCAAGAACGAACGTCCAGAGCCGAACCGCAGACGATTTGCCAATCAGCGCCTCGAGCCCGGCGAAACTCACCACGTTATCGGGATCGGTGATGCATACCTGATTGAGATTGGTGACCCACGCGAAGGTGGAATTGAACTTGGTTGCGCACCCCGTTGCCTTCACGCCGCGCTCAAGCACCCGGCCTTCAAGCGGCTGAAACGGCAGTTCCGCGCTTTGCGTGTTAGGCCAAAACTCCACGGTTTCGGCACCGAATAGAACGAGAATGTCATCAATGAAAAGCGCGTCCAAAATGCGATCCGGCTGTCCCTCCGCCGATGCGAAATTAAGCCCGGTGATCACGCTGGAAAGCGGGTTTGACCAGTAGAACTTTTGCGTATCGCCGCGAATGGCGATCACCCGTGAAGCGCCTACCAGTACCTTGATCACATTGGCGTCATCCGGGAATGCAGCCGACACCAAAGCGCCGCCGTTGAACATCCACAGATTGCGTCCGCCCGCCACGAAAACGGCATTCGAATAGCCATCGATTGAAAACGGCCCGTCACCGTCCACATGGCCCAGCAAGCCCGGCCCAAACAGCCGCCCGCCCGATACCGCAAACAGCTTTCCGCTGATTACGCCGTCCTTTTGGAACAACACGTCAACCGGCTCGGCACCGTAGCTATGGCTTTCCACCACGCCGGGGCGGCTTTGCAGCACCACGCCGGTCTCTTCGGTTGGCGACGGTTCGGCAATCATGTTGATCACCGGCAGTTCGGGCAAATCGCCGCGCGTCCGCTTGAACGCGCCGGTTCCGAACTGCATCCGGGGCATTAGAATTGCTCGTTGGTGTATTCAGGCGCAAAAGCCTGCAACACATGAACAAGCCCCATCGTGGCCCGACGCTGCAAAGAAGGCGTGATCTCGCGCTGGAAATCATCGCAAAGCGCCAAGGTCAGATTGGCTTTTATCGCTGGAATAAAACTATCCTGCACTGCCAAGACAGTCGAGAGTTCAAGCGGGAATGTAATCCCCAAATCAGCCCCGCGCCCGCGCCATTCGCGCAGCATGTTTTCCAGCATTTCCAGCGCAAAGATGGATTGATCCCTGTCCGGCAACTCGGCAATACCGACAATCTTGCGAAGTGCCGCGATGATCACGTCTTCCGCCGTTTCGGTTGACAGAACGATTGCATCAGGTTCGTCGGCAAGGTCAAAAATCACAGGCAAATCTCCCGTCAGACATGCGCGGGGCAGAGCGTCAACCCTGCCCCGTCACATTCAAACAATCGGCATGAAGTACATAACCGCGACGCGCACCGAACCATCGGCCGAGGTTGCCGCGTTGGCGGCGACCGCGACACGAACCGCTGTGTCGTTTGTGCCGGTGATCTGGTAAAACGTGCCGGTTGCCGAAGTCGAAACCCCCGCAGTACCAGCCTGCGCCACGGTCGAAGCCGCGATGTAGCGCGTTGCGCTGCCCGCGTCGCCCACGTTCAGGGTGATGGTTGGCGTACCGTTGGTATCGCAGTCATCGGCCTCAATGGTGACGCCGGTAACGATTGCGCCAACAGGCAGGTTGCAGACGGTTGCCGCGTCTGCGGTGGTGATCGTGCCAGACAGCGCAACAACGCCATAAGACACCTTCATATTGCCGCCAAAGCCATGGCCGGGGGCAGCGAGCCGCGCTTGCGGTGAGTTGGTTGCAGGCATTATTCAGTTCCTTCCTGAGACTTTGCAGGACGCCCAGGACGCGGCGCGGCCTTGAACGTGTGATTGGTTGAAAGCAGGGTGAACACTTCCTCCGAAACGGTCACCGCCTCCCCTTTCGGGAAGACGATGCCGTAGGTTTCGCATTCGTCAGCTTCGGTTGGGTCATCGCTGCCCACAAAGATCATTTTCATGATCAGTCAGCCGCCGCGCCGAAGAAGCCCATCACCATGCCGTGCTGACGGCCATTGAACGCCGCCTTTTTGACACCGATGATTTCGTCCATACCGACAGTCATGCGGCGATTGAGCGCGGGGATATCCGACTTTTCGGTGCCCGCTTGTGGGCGCTGGGCATAGGCGATGAAGGCAGCTTGCGTGCCGCACAGGAATACCGGGCGGATCGGCGCAGACGATGCACCAGCGGTGTTGAAACCGTTAGCAGCCGCCCATGCGTCGATTTCCGGGACTTCGCGATGGATCACGCCGTCAAGATACAGGTCACCCGACTGGAAAATCGGGTTCTTGTCCATACCAGCGCCTTCGCGCGCGCGTGCATCGCGGTTGGCGTTGACCATAGCCGTGTCCGCCGCAAGATCGCGGAACGTGCGCTGGCCGTGGAACGCGACATAGAACTCGCGGCCCATATCGTCTTCGACCTGAAACGGCGTGATCATCGGCGATGCAGCACCAGCTTGGCGCTTCATGATGCCGAGACGGCCCGAGGAACATGTCTGCGCCGCCGTGACGTTGGCAAGCGCCGTCGCCCAAGTTGCGCTGTAACCCGCCACCGCGCCGAAGAACAGGCGATCCGCATTTGCCGCTGCGAAAGCGTTGCGGTTGGCGGCAGTGGCAGAACCGTAGTTGACGGTCGTGTCGCCAGTGGTCACCACAGAACCGAACGCCTCGATGATATCATCGCGGAGCAGTTCGCCGAAGTAGCGGGTCAAGCTTTCCTTCGCGGCATTCATGATATCCAGCTCAGTGCGGAAGGTCTGGTTTTTGGTGATCGCCACACCCTTGCCGCGCAGGGCTACCGGAACACCGCAGTTGAAGTTATCCAGCGGGGTTTCGTTGCCGACGATGGGGGTTTCGCCCGTCACCGGAGCGCCGGTCAGCTTGTAGAAAAGCGGGATATTAAGGGTGTCGCCAGCGCGCTTTTCAAGGTCGCTGTAACCCATGATGATCGCGTTGGTGGTGTTGTTGATATAGCCAGCGAACCGCGAGCGGCGCACGTATTCCATGTGGGCCTTGTTCGCCCATTCCTTGCGCTGCGAGGCAGTCGCGAGAGTAAAATCAGCCATTGGTCAATCCTTTAGAACATGGCGTTCAGCTTCTCTTCGACCGGGTTCGGCTTGGGCTGGGTGATTGACCCGGCACTTACTACCGACGCGAGCGAAGTAGGCGGCTGAACTGGAGGGGTTTGCGCCGCAACAGGTGCGGCAGGGGTTTGCGCGGCCAAGGCGGACTGCGCCGCTTGCCACGCCCGAAATTGCTTAAACTCGCTGGTGCTGACCTGTGACGCGATCTGGTCGCGCTGGTACTGCTCAACGACGTACTTCCATGGGTTGCGCTGCTTGAGCACCTCTTGCTGATACTCCGGGTTGGAAATGAACCGCTGCGTTGCCCAATCGCGGGCCTTATCGACCAGTTCGTCGCCAAACTTGTCGCGGGTCATCTCTTCCGAGAAATTCAGCTTGACGTCCAAAAGCTGGCCTTGCTGCTGCGCCGCCAGTTGCTCCGGATCGTAGATGTCGATCGGTTCTTGCGGTTGCTGCGCCGCACGAAGCCGCTCGTTTTCCGCTTCCACCTTTTTGCGCCGATCTCGTTCATCCAGCGCCACCGCCAGCGGGACAAAACCCGGCTCTGGCTTGATAGGTTCGGGATTTGCGGGAAGCGGGGCAGGTTCTGCGATAGGTGTTGCAGCCTGTTCCGCTACAGGCTCGACTTCAACCGGCGTATCCAGTTCAAGCACCTGTTCGTCTGCAATCGGATCAGCTCCGAAAATGTCATCTGCGTTCATGGAAGTCTTGCCTTTCGCTGGCATAGCGGTGCGCCCGAACCCCGGCGGCAGGTTCGCTGATACGTTCAGCAATGACGAAATCGCCCGTTAAGCCCCGGCGGCGGACATCCCGTAACCGGCCTGAAACGCCTTCAAGGCTATTTCAGCTTCGGTTGCTTGCGCGGTCGCCAAGTTCTCGGCGGTCTCGCTCTTGGTTTTCTCAATTTGCGCTACGGCAGTTTCCATACCGATCTGCGCCTGCTGCTCGGCCATCGGGTTTTGCCCAGCCTGCTGCATCATTTCTATGATCTTCTGCTTTTCAGGCAGAGACGACGCCATGATCAACGCTTGCGGCGGGATAGGAATCCCGGCCTGCGCAAGCTGTGCCAGCGTCTCGAATTGCTCCATTGCCAAGGTTGCCGTGTTGGGCACGCTGTCAATCGTGATGTCCACGTCCAGCTCGGCAATCGGATTATCGTAGCCCAGCACCGGGCGGACAATCCCCGGCATACCCGTTTGCGGGTCCATACCGATCATTGCGGGGCCTTGAATGGGCTGGTTGATCCCAACGAACTCCGCCGCTTTTTCGTCGTCGGTGATCCTGATCCAGTCTGGCTGTTTCCAGAATTGCCGCGCCCTATCCCAGCACGCCGCGTAAACGGCATGTTCAAACTTGCGCAGACCATTGAGCGTCATTGCGCTGTCAGTCATGCCAGCCTGTTGCCGCGCGATTTGCGCCCGGCCCGATGCACTTGCCGACTGTGCCGCCAAAACGCCGGGGTTCTGCCCGATGCGCTGGATGAAGTTGCGCGCGCTATCGAGCAACATCATTTGCCCGCTTGCCATGTCTTGTGTCGTCGCAATATCCCAACCAGCAGGCAAAACACCATCGGGCCTAGCCGCTTCACGCCGCACAAGTTCCACATCGGCAGGAAACGCCATCGCGGGGTCTGACGCGCGCACTTGGCGGTTGTTCACCAGATGCAGCAACTTGCTTTCGCGCTTGTTCACCGCGTCTTGCGGGCTGCGTAAATCGCGCACCTCGCCATAGCGGCGGTTCTCTTGATCGATGTAGCAGGACCGCGCTTTGATAGCGCAAGCGGGTTGCCCGTTCTTGTCAAGATAGGGCGAGACGCTTTCAGCAAGCAAGCCTTGCCCCCAAAATACGCAGCGCATCCACTTGCCGCCTTCGCGGTGGTACATCTCCGCAACAAAGACCCGGCGCAGCTTGCCATCAATCCAGCCTGACGTGATGGATTCGCCGCTTGGCTTGTCTTCAAACGTGTCGCCAACGACGCCCAACGATAGGCCGCTATCAAGCGAGGCAAGGATCGTGTCCCTTTGATCCGGGAACATCGCCGCCACATCCTCGGCGAAAATCCACTTGCCGATCCCCATGTAGCGAGCATCGCTGAAATCCAGCGAGCGCGAACGCGGATCGTGAAAAAACTCTTCGAACCGGATTTGCTCAATCAGCGGGCGGTTGTCGCTGTCTACACCGATATGAACCGCCGCCGTGCCTTCAACGAAATAGTTCAACGCGCAATATGTGCGCTTGTCCGTCCATTCCGTCGCGTCCTTGATGTAGCGCAGCACCTTGGTTGCCACATCGGCGGACTGTTCGTCGTCCGGGTTACGCGGCCATGCGCGCGGATCGGTCTCGCCTTGCTCCCAAACCCCGATCAGGCCGCGAATGGCAACCTTGACCTCGTTGAAGTACAGCGCGGGCTGTTTGCGGTCCTCCAATGTCGCGCGCTCGGTAACGGTCCATTGGCCGTGCCCGTCGAAGTACCCGCGATCAATCATCGATTCCGTGCGAGGCTTGTCGTTCGCATCGCGCGCATCTTCAAAGTACCGCTTGTAGCGCGTCAGAGCACCATCGGAGGCTACGCTGTTTTCCAACTGCCGCCCTCCCTTGGTTTGCGCCATGATGGGCGGTGCGCGCCATCCCAGCCTTGCTGATTGCTTTCCATCGGCACAATCGCCGGGTGCGCTTGGTCAATCGCCCGCCCGATAAGGCTGGCCGTATCTACATCGTCGTCATGTTTGCCCGCCGGGAACACTAGAAACTCACTTACGTCTGCACCGGGCTCAAAAAATACCCGCTGCGTCGCGGCCATGGCCTGAAACGAGCGCGCCCGCGTCGGCTTGTCGGCAACGCTGGGCAGCCATTCCAACCGGCAATGCACGTTGCGTTCCCGCATTCGGCGGCGCAACATCGGCTCGATTGCCTTCTGGATCACACCACCTTCACCAAACCAGCAAAGCGGCTTGTATTTTGCGATCAGGTCTAGCTTGCGTTCAATCCATTCATCGCTGGCACTTTGACCGCGCCAACCATCAACGCGGTAAATGTCACCATTGGGAGAGATGCCCCAAATGCGGTGCACCGTATAATCGCCGCCGCCATCGGTAACCGCATAATCGCTTGTGCCATAGTACCGCAGCGCGGGCAGTTTATCCCACGTCTGGAACCAGTCTCGGCGAAAAAACGTGCCTTCGTCCGGTTGCGGTTTCTGCTGGTACAACGCGCTCCATTCACGCGGGCCGATGGTTGCCTTAATCCGATCAAGCGCTGGCACCGGATACCATTCCGGCCAAAGCGCCTCGCCAGCGTAGTTTATCGCGGGCAGTTCCAAAACATCCCATTGACCATGATCATGATCGAGCAACCGGCCTGCAAGGTCGTCCTCATGCCAGCGTGTCTGGATCAGTACGATAGCCCCACCTGGCATAAGCCGCGTGTAGAGCGTTGATCTATACCAGTCCCAAACCGTGTCGCGCCTGCGTTGGCTGTCCGCCTCTTCCCGATCCTTGAACGGATCATCGATTAGAGCAATGTCAGCCCCGCGCCCGGTTACCGCCGTTCCCACACCCGCCGCCACATATGCGCCGCCGTGGTTGGTATTCATCCGGTTCGCGGCTTGGCTATCCGCAGCAAGGCCTACGTTGGGGAATATCTGCCCAAACTCAGCCTCTGCCACAATGTTGCGGACATTGCGGCCAAAGTCGTTGGCAAGGTCGCTGTTATAGCTCGCCGCGATAATCTGCCGCTTGGGATTGCGACCCAAGCACCATGCCGGGAATCGCTTACTTGCCAGCTCGCTCTTACCATGGCGAGGCGGCATGAAAATCATAAGCCGGTCGATCTCGCCCCGCTCCACCGCCTCGAGCTTGTCGGCGATCTGGCGATGGTGCTGGGCAGAAATGTAGGCCGGGTTTGTGTATTCAGTGAACGCGAGGAGAGACTTGCGCGCCGCCCGCGTTTTCATCGCTTGCGTCAGCGCTTCCAGTTCCGCAAGCGATGAAAGGAGCAAGTTGCGCGGCAAGGTCACGGATGCGCTCTGCAAGCTCTGCATCGCTCAATTCGTCCGTGTTGCTGACATTCAGGTTCACATCCTTCGGCACAAGCGAGGCGATCACCTTCAGGTATTGATCAGGCTTATCAGCGCGAACCGACACTATTGCGGTAGGGCCGTGCACCAAGAAATCATCGTGCAACGCCTTCACGAACGCTTCAGTCAAAGCGTGGCGCGCACCCTTGGGCTTACCCGGATTGCCGGGCTGAAAGCGTGTTGCGTGATCGGCCCGAATTTGCCCCGTATTTTCGGGCATGGGCGTTTCTCCAAAACAAAAAGCCGCAACCGTTTCCGGCGCGGCTTTGGATATTGGCCAGAAATAGACGAGTGAAGGCCCTTGCGTCAAGCCCCTCATTGCAACCCCTCCTTAGCCGCGATGAAATCCGCCACAAAGCGCACAGTCACCAGCGCTTTGACCTGAGCGGCCTTAGGCGAGAACCCATGCTCCTCCCCCGCAGCGCCCGAGCTTTGACCGAACCGGCAGACGTTCTGGAAAATGGCCCAATAAGGTTTGACGCCTGCGAAATACCCTTCAATCCGGGCGAGGTCTTGCTTGGCATCGAGGTAGACCGCCGTCATGTGCTCACCGCCACATGCGCCTGCAATCCGCTCGCCATAGTTTGCAGTGGTGCGTTGGGATACCCCTAGAATACCCCACAAGCGCCGCACAGTGTCGATAGCGGTCTTTTGGATAGGTGACAGCCTTCCAGCCTCCAGCCACCTCTCAACCGGGTCGTAGCCCAAATTTCGATAAGCCATGTTCTGACGGCCATCGTCGTCCATCACGAAGCCGGGTTTGAACCCGCGCGCGATTTGTTCCGGCGGTGGTGCGATAAGCTCGATCACAGGGACGTGTTCCTTGCGCTTGCGGGTGTTGTTCTTGCGTCCCATCACCACCCCCCATTGATGCGAGTGCGGGGCAGGGGTGTGGGACGGTTCATCGTGCCACCTCCAACGCTTGATCAAACGAACCGATACGCTCCACCGCGCGAAATGTGCTGGTGCGAAAATCGAATGTGACATTCACCTCATCTCGCCTTCCGGGCAGGCCCATGCGAACCTTGTTCACAATGATCTTGGCGAGATTGTCATTAAACTTGGGCCGGTGATAGGTCAGCCCGTAATCCGCCTTGTTCGCCCAATTTGACGAGCCGCTGATATCGTACAGTCCGGGGATTTTCTTGCTGCCCTCTTGCGGCTTTGTGGGGTGTGCCACAATCCAGAACGCGACATCGTATTGCTTTGCAAACCGCTTGCAGGCGCGGATAGCCCGCCCGATGTAGTCGGTTTCTGTCTCATTGTTCAGCCGCTTGTGCTCCAGCTCGTTCCAAGGATCGAGCACGACCATCTTGGCCCCATCGCGCCGAACGGAAAGGACGCAGAGGTCAAGGAACTTTTCGATATCGAGTTCCATATCCTCTTCAACCGATTGGCTGATAATGGACAGGCGCTTTTCAATGATTTCGTCCGCGTCGCTGGTATCGCAAGTAATCAAGTCATGCTTGCCGCACCGCATGATTGCCATGCGCAAACCATCGCGCAAAATCGGCTTCACGTCGGTTTCAAAGCTGGCAACGCAGACCGGGAAGTGGTGACGCAGCGCGTTGCCGATGATCGCATTCATAAGCGTTGATTTGCCCATGTTTGCGTAGCCAGTTACCACGGTAAGAGTGCCGGGGACGATAGCAATCAGGTCGTCAATCGGATCCACGCCAATGCTGTAGGAGCGCACTTCGCCGCGTTCCGGAAAGTCGCTTAGCCGGTAAAGGCCTTGCACGGGGTATGGCTTGGCGGTGCTGATACAGTCCACCACGCGTTCCGGGCCATATTCGAGCAAGACCTCGTTCAGGTCTTTGCAGGGGAACGGGTACTCGATAAACCGGCAACGCTCTGCCCCGAGTAAGCCAACCAAATCGGCAGCAAGATTATACCCGGCTTGGTCCGCGTCCGCCGCGATTATAAATTCCCGCACTTGGCGCAGCGCGTCGAGGTGACGGTCCACCCAAGCATAGCGCACCGCCGATGACAGGTCCGCAGTCTCGGTTGCCGGGGCCCCGTTCGGGACTGACACGGCGTACTGAAACCCCGACTGAATCGCCGCCAGCGCATCCCATTCGCCCTCGGTTATCACCAAAGGAGCTTGCCCGTTTCGGACCTTCGGTTCGCTCAGGCAATCCGCGTTCCAGAGGCCCAGCGGTGCCCCGCCGTCCATCCGGTGCAGCTTTTCCGAGGTGCGCCGGTACTTGTGGTTGATGACCTGTCCGCCCTCCAGATAGGGGACTGCAAGCCAAAAACCTGACCCGTCCTTGATCGTTTCCAGCCCGAATTTCTCTGCCAGTTCCGCGCTGATTCCGCGCGCTTCGATCCATTGCTTGTGCTTGTCGTGCAGGGTCACTTACGCCTCCGGTGTGTTGGCAGTTATGGCAGAACCAGACCGCGCCGCCGTCCTTGATCGTGACGGAAAGGCAGGGGTCTTTCTTGTGTTTGCGGGTTGCGGAGCAGGCTGGGCAAAGCGTTTTGCGGTTGCCGTCCCGATAGGACTTGAGCGCAATGCCAAGCCGAGAGAGTTCGCTGGCAAGGTTCAGCATATCGGCAACTCCAAACCATCATCGGTCAAGTTGCTGGAGCCCCGCCGCCCGCCGCGAAGGGTCCGCTCGATGTACGGGACGGGATCAACCGCCCGGTTGATTTGCGCCGCCGTGATCGCAGCCGCCGCTGCGTCTTTGCCGTACTGGCTGACCCACTTGCCGATCATGCTCGCCTTGGCCGGTGTGAGGTATGCTTTGGCGCTTGCCCAAAACGCCGCATCGGGGTCGGTTGACGAAGCCAAAAAAACGCCGCTTGCGGCAGTAGATTTATCTACTGAACTCTTTCCCTGTCCCTGTCCCTGTCCCTTAGGACGCTTAAGGACTCCTTTAGGGATCGTTAAGGGATCGCTAACGGACTCCTTTTGCGTTCCCCACCGCTTCTCATTTCCTTTCCTTGACCGCTCCCTAAAGGATGCTTTCCGACCCAAAGCCTCATTGGCTTTTTCGCATACAGTTGAATGATATAGCCGCCCATCATCGCACTTTATGAACCCACGCAAAGCCATATCTTTGACGCGCTTCCACTTGCTTCCGGCGCCACTCAAATGCGCAAGCACTCGGTCATCGTCTGGAAGCGACCCAGCGGGCACTTGCAGCCAAGCTTTGCACCAAAGCGAAATTGCCGCCTTAAATTCATCGCCAGTCGATAAAGCAAACAGGTCGCTGTCGAGCAACCTAGACACATGCAAAGGCATAAAAGCGAAGTCGCGCAGATCGCAATCAGGGGGGGTGAGGGGCTCAGTCATGCGGAAATCAACCCTCCAAAAACGATGTAATCTTCCGCTTCCTCGGCGCTCAAATGGCCATCAAAATAGGCCTGCATAATCCATTCTTTTTGGATTGATGGATCAGCCTGTTGCTTGATCAAGCGCAGCAGAAAACGCTTGGTGAAAGCCTCCCAAAAGGCGTTAACTGGCACGGCTATGGCGACTGGCGCGTTCATACCCAGCCCCACCCTGCCAGTGTTTCATCGACATCGGCCAGCGACCGGCAAACCGCGTACTTATGGCTCCAGCGGTCCATCCATGCCTGAACATCGGCCTGCGCATCGGATTGCTTGCCACCCTCGCACTTGACCTCGATATGGCCTGCGCGGCCTTGATCGGCGAACACGATAAGATCAGGGAAGCCAACCATGAAGCCATCGCGCTTAAGGTTGGCCATCTGAATAGCGCGCGCTTTAGCATCGCCGCCCAGCACAGCCCCGTTGGGCACATGCACGGCAACAAAGCCCTTGCGGGTCAGGTAGTGGAGTATATCGCGCTGCAAGGCGGTTTCAGGCCTCACCCTCGCGGCCTCAGCGCATTGATCGGCGGCAGCCCCATATCAGCGCGCATCATGCGGGTACGGGCGCGGATACGCTCCCTGTCTGACAAACAGGACAGTTCCGACAGAACGCGCGCGGCTTCGGTCGGTGTGGGGCGCTTGGGGGTGAACCAGAGCATTATGCCGCCACCTTGCAGAACCGGCTTTGGCAGGCGCGGGCCTCAGCAGGCGTAACCCGCTTGTCGCATTGATCACACCATGCGCCGGGCTTTCGCTGCACTATCGGTTCATGCAGAACCTCGATTGGCGAGCGGCCACCAATACCGCGCGATGGCACCACTTTGATCGGCACTACGCGCGCGATAAGTTCACGGATAATTGCAGCCGATTTTGGGCGGCGCTCGTTGTCCAGCGTATCCGCCAGAACTTCGGCATTGGCCACCAACTCGCGCAAGGGAACATCGTTCATGGCATGATCCCTCGCGCTTGGTTGATCGATGTCGCCAGCGCGTCGGATGCAGCTTTCATCCGTTTGGCGTATTGTTCGTCCCTATCGCCTTGGGCGCGGGTAAATGGGCGGCTTGCTTGCTCTTTCGCAAACGACTTCTGGCGGAAATAGCTGGCGCGATACCCTGCGATCACTGCGACACATGGTGCGCTGATAAAGGTGGCCAGCACTTCACTGCGCACCTTGTGAGGATCGGTGATGTACTGCGCCAAGTTGCGCGCCATATCGTCCGGCGAATTGTGGAACTGGTTCATGGCTTCACCATCCCCCGCAGTGCGGCCATGAAGGCGCGGCCTTCCGGCTTCGGCTCCATTCCTGTCAGGGCGAAAAACCCGTCCAGCAGCTTCACCGCCCATGCGATGGCTTTGCGATCATCGGCGGTCATTGTGCCTGCGGTCCAAGGTTTTGGCAGATGACGCGCCAGTGTTTACGCACCGAAGGCTCAGCTAGACCAAGCGTTTTGGCGCACGAATTGACCGTGGCACCATTGGCCACCAGTTCGGCAATACGGTTGCGGGTCTCGTTGCCCTTTGCGGTGCCCATTATGCCGCCACCCGCAAGCGCTTGCGTTCTACCGAAAGGATATGCGCAGACAGCCCTTCCACACACGCCTTAAGCGCGGGCAGGGCGTCTAGTTCGCCTTTGATCCCCTTGGCCCGTACCATCGCTGCAAGGGCGTCGGAAAGCAGCGCAACAGGCTCCCCATCATCCGCATGGGCAGGGGCATAGAGCGCATGGAACGGGGCCAGAGCCTCGACACCATAAGCCGCCGCGATCCGGGCCAGCGTGACCGAGCCGATATCACTCAATTCGTTGCGGATATTGCGGATCGTGCCGACACTGACGCCCAGCACGTCCGCTGTGGCTTGATCGGTTTGTTCATGCTCGCGCTGGATATCGCGGATGATGTTTGCGGCAGCGCGGCGCAAGGATTTTGTATCCGGCAATCCGAAGGGCAGCAGGACATTGGAGTTAGGCATCTGTATTCACTCCATTATGGAACTAACGGACATCTTAGCCTTGCGCATCGGAAAAACGCGGGACGGCATCATCGAGGCGAGCCGTCCCGCAAGTCTGCGCGCCGTGGGGATGGGAGGCGCGGGTACGATTGCGGGTCATTCGCCCATGCCTCGCTTGATTGCCTTGCCGATGAAGCTGGCGAGCGGGATCGTAGCGGCGACAACAAGCGCCCATGTGCCGAACAGGATTGCAGCTGCGGCCATCGGTCAGGCTGCCGACTGGGTGGGGGTGGAAGCGAGCGCTTCATCAACGGCAGGCAAACGCCAAGCTGGAATGCTGTCCTTGCGCTTCCAGCTATCGACCGTGGTGATCGGAACACCGAGCTTACGGGCGGCACTTGCCGAACCGCCAAGCGCTGCGATTTTTTGAGCGGCTGTCATCATGCTCATACGTTACGATAATCGTATCGCAGTGGCAAGAGGCGAAATTACGATGTCCGTTATCGACGGCGCATTACGCTTTTCGCATGGTGTGCCGATGGTCACTCATGATGAAATCCGCGACGAGCTGCTTAAAAGGCTTGAGGATAAGCGCGTTACGGGCGCGGGCATTGCTCGTCTTTTGAACGTGCCTGCTCCCCGGATTGCAGAGATCAAGAAAGGGACGCGGCGCATCCAGCAGGATGAAATGCCAGTGCTGGCTGAGTTTTTCGGCCTTGGTGAGGTAGATGGCGTAGGCGGCGATACAAATGTTGTATGGGTGCCTGTCATCGGCATCGCTGCGGCAGGTGCTTGGCGTGACGCTATTGAAGTGCCAGCGTTCCTTGTCCCTCAAATCAAACGCCCCAACTGCAACCAGGCATTTGCGGTTCAAGTCGATGGCGACAGCATGAACCAGATTTTGCCAGAGCGTTCCTATGCTGTGATCGACCCGGATCAAAAAGAGCTAAGAAACAATCGGGTTTACCTGATTCAGAACGGCGGTGGCGAGACGACCATCAAGCGATTTTGTACC